TCTTAGCGGTCAAGAGTTAGCCGACCTTGCAGCAGCGTTTAACGCCGCCCGCCAAACAAACCAGACCGCAGCTCTAAACGAGTTCTTATCGTATGAGGCTACAAGCGCAACCCCGGACAAGATGATGCTTATCGAGTCGGCGCAATTCTCTGCACTGCAAATGGCCCAAATATGCAATATTCCCCCGTACCTGCTGGGCGTACCTACAGGGTCATACGCCTATACGAACAGCCGAGAGTCTCGCGTTGATCTATGGCTGTATGGCACTAAGACCTACGCCGAGTGCATTGCCTCGACCCTCTCAGGCAACTCAGTTTTGCCCGTAGGTACTTACGTGGAGTTTGATTTTGAGGAATACTTAGGAGAAGTTGAAGAAGCCAACACCAACCGCAACGTAGACGTTGAGGAAGTTGAAACAGGAGAAAACCGAGCATGATTAAGTTAAACGCACAAGCCGTCACCATTGACGCCGCAGCAGGCGAAACACAGACCCGCACGATTACTGGCGTAGCCGTACCCTATGGCGAGACCGCCACAGTGTCAGACGGAACCCAAGTACGTTTTGAGCAAGGCGCACTACCAGTTGAGGGCAAAGCCCCCAAGTTGTTTATGTACCACGATTCATCTATGCCAGTGGGCCTAGTGACCGAGCGTGTAGACACCGAAGAAGGCATGATGTTCTCGGCGCGTATTTCGGCAACCGCCGCAGGCGATGAGGCTTTAACGCTGGCGCTAGACGGAGTTTTGGATTCCGTCAGTGTTGGCGTGAACCCCACAAAGTTTTCTTATGACGATGAGGGCACGATGATCGTGACTGAGGCCGAATGGCTGGAATTAAGCCTTGTGCCAATTCCCGCTTTTGCAGGTGCAGTCATCGAAAAAGTGTTAGCATCAGCACAAGAACCCGACACAGAACCCACATCAACCGAAGTCGAGGAGACAGAAACCGTGGACGCAGTACAGCCCGAAGCAGTCGTAGAGGCCGCAACACCAACCGCACCAATTCCCGCACAGCCAAAGCGTCAATTCGCCATGCCAAGCGCAGCCGAATACATGGCTGCTATGCACATTGGTGGCGACACATTCCGCAAGGTAAACCAAGCATTTGTCGAGGCTGCAAAGTCAAAGCAGACCGCATTACAAGCCGCAGCTGGTGACGTCCTTACCACTGACACCCCCGGTCTTTTGCCAATTCCAGTACTTGGGCCAGTGTTTGACGATCTTAACTACAACCGTCCAGTAGTCGCCGCTGTTGGCGCTCGCGCATACCCAGACGGTGGACAGTCGAAAACCTTTATCCGTCCAACATGGACAACCCACACAAGCGTCGGTGCACAAAGCACAGAACTTACTGGAGTGTCTGCAACAACCCCAGTGATTGCCTCGAATTCGGTGGCAAAAGTGACCATGAGTGGGGCGGTGACCTTGTCCGCACAAGATATGGACTTCACGTCACCCGGTGCAATGGAAATTATCTTGCGCGACCTCGCAGGCCAATACCTCATCGCATCAGACAACTACTGTGCCGACCAAATCGTGGCACAAGGCGCATCGTCCGGTGTGACATGGACAGTAAACGCAACAGACCCAAGCGACCTTATTAACTCGCTCTACGATGTTGCCGAAAGCATCCTCACCACCACACGCTTCTTGCCTGACCACTTGTTTGTCAGCCCCGACGTGTGGAAAAAACTTTCAAGCCAGTTGGACGCAGACAAGCGCCCAGTGTTCCCATACGCAGCAGCAGCTGGCCTTATGGGTGTGAACGGCATGGGTACACAAAACATCACCACCACAAACACACTGAACCCATTGGGCCTCAACCTCGTGGTAGATGCAAACTTCGCATCAGGCACCATGGTGTTGGCTCGCGGTTCCGCTATTGAGTTCTACGAGCAAGTACGCGGCATTATGTCAGTGGAAGTACCAAGCACCCTTGGTCGCACATTCTCCTACTACGGATATGTGTCTACGTTTATCGCAGACGCAACCATGGCACAGAAGATCACAGTCGCCTAATTCCGAAAGGCGGGTACCGTCATGGCGGTATTTAACATCACCTCGCGTATGCGTTTGGACGATTATGCAGTCGTCCAGACGCTTACGAACACCGACATAACCCCCGGTCAAAGCATCACCATTGCTGGGCTTGGTGACGGATTTGACGGCACTTTCCTAGTGTTGGCGTGCCCACAGTACGAGTACGTTGGTACCGAAACTGACGGCACATTGATGTTTGATGAGACTGTGCCACGGCCTAACCAGTTGCTGTTTGTTGATGTTGGCGACAACTTTGAGTATGAAGCCGAGGTGCTGGGCACTGTCACATGGACATTAACTTGTACTTGGATTACGAACACCCAGATAAGTAACTATCTTGACATTCCTTTGACTAGCACTAACGCCGCTGCTCTGTTGGTGCAGTGCGCCGCAGCTGCTAACGCGTTTGCTTATCGCAGGCGTTACGAGGCTGGCTACCTGCAAGACAGCCTCTCGACCAGTCCGGGCGGTGACGTGACCTTGGGGACGATTATGATTGGCGCTGCGTACTTCCGCCAGCAAGGCTCATATACGGCGCTGGCATCGTTTGACGGTATGGGCACCCCACCCGCCAACGGTATTACGCCTATGGTGCTTCAGTTGCTGGGCATTAACCGCCCGCAGGTTGCCTAATGGCCCTACCATACAACGACCTCTTTAACGAGGCTTTAGACGACCTCTCAGCCACGCTTAAGACCATTACAGGGCTACCCGTGGCGATAGACCCCCGCCAAATAACTACATCGTGCGTGTTTATTGACGCGCCGAGTTTTGATGCGTGGAACTACAACATCGTTACCCTGGACTTCCCAGTAAAGGTCATCGGCAGTGGCCCGGGCAACCTTGACGCCTTGCGGGACATTCTGCAAATCACTTCTAAGGTGCTCGCCAAGAATGTGGCGGTCAAGTCAGGCCGTCCTACGGTGGTGTCTATTGGCGGTGCGGATTATCCCGCCTACGATCTACTTATCTCGATGCAAGCCGAAACAGCGTAAGGAACCCATGTACAAGATTGTTAGCCCCCGTGTAGGAACCCCAGGTGATGAGTTTGTGCCCGTAGCGGGCGTAAACCTTGACGCTCTTATCGCTGGTGGCTTTATTATCGAAGTCGGAAAACCTAAAACAGCAAAACCTAAAGGTGATAACATCACCGATGAAGAGGAGTAACCCATGACCACGACCACCTACCTTTCGAACCCAGTAGTAACCGTTAACAGCGTGGTGCTTACTGATCAATGCACCGCCGCCACTGTCACACACCGTTTTGACCAACTTGAAGCAACAGCGTTTGGCGACACTGATCGCAAGTATGTCAAGGGCTTAGGTAACCACGAAGTAACCCTGTCTCTATATTTGAGTTACAGCGCAGGCGACACTTACGCAACTTTGCAAAGCCTTGTCGGTACGACCACCACAGTGCGCGTACAGCCAACAAGCGGTGGAGACTCAGCAACAAACCCCGGGTTTATTCTTACTGGCGCGTTCCTCGCAGAACTTCCAGTTATTAACGCGACCATGGGTGAACTTTCCACCGTAGACGTCACTTTCGTAGGTGGCGTATACAGCACAGACACCACCGCCTAAACAGGTCAGACTCTGACCCCGACTAAGGAGACAACATGAAACTAACCCTCGCCGTAGATCTAGGTGATGGCCCTGTAGAGGTTGCAACCAACCTTTATGTGATTGTGCAGTATGAGCGCAAGTACAAGCGCAAAGCATCTGAAATGGCTACGTCTATCGGCTATGAGGATTTACTGTTTTTGGCGTACGAGTCCTGCAAGGTTCACGGCGTCACCGTCCCAGTCGTATTTGATGACTTCATCAAACGCGCCGTGTCCATCGAGGTAGTTAGTCAGGATGATGACGCAAACCCTACCCACGGGCCACATACCGATACGCATTAGCAGCTCTGCTACTTCGCACAGGGTATTGGCCCAATGGGATAGACTTTGACATCAAAGACCTGCACACGGTTGATGCGATAGTCAAGGAACAAGCGAAAAATGCCCGTTAGCGCAAAAGTAGAGATTATTGGCGCTAAGGATGCTATTCGCTCGC